AAGCTCATTGAACGCCTGCGCTTGGAACTGAACAGCCGCCTCGGCAAGCAAAGGGTGTGTGACCCCTGTAGCGCCTCTAAAAGGCTCTGTGCGCTCTTCGTAGTTGAACCCTAAGAGTTCTAGGCCATTAGAATAAGCCTCTTCCCAATCGTGTCTGGACGCCTTGTTGGCGTCGTATTGCTCCATAAGATCGTTGGATATTTCCGCTAGTTCAGACTCCGACATGAATTCCGCTAGGTTGTCGAAAAAACCGTCTTCACGATCTTTGTTTCGCAACGGATCAAAGTCAAAGGTCACACCCCCGTCTTCGTCCTGAGTTACTTCTACACCTTCAACGCTCATCACGCCGTTGGTTTCAAGGCCATTAGGAAGAGCTTCTATCTCTACCGCAAGCATGTCTTCTTCAGAAAGGTTCATGCCCTCTCTGTCCATCAACGAAACCGGAGGTCTATCGCCATTTGCCATAATATTTTCCTAAAATGCTCCGATATTGCCGGGGTTTACATTGATGTCACCAATAAGGTCCCCCAGTGGTCCCAACCCTAGCTTTCGTCGATCTTCGTTTATTAGCCTAAGCTGCTCAACAGTATAGCCGTATTGCGCAGCTACGGCTTCTTCGCCCTGACGACTTAAATACACATTAATGTCGTTGTTTTGTGCGGCTCGTTGCGCTGCGTAATAATCTTCGACCGGGCCGTATTTTTGTTCCCATGCAAGCAAACGAGCGTTATAAATTGTCCGAGGTCCTATGCCTCCACTTCCACGAACAGGGGGAGGCTCTGGATAAAACGCCGTGCCGCCGGGGGTCGTAGTGCCGGGAACCGTAGTGCCGGGAGTTGTCCCAGTGTCTGCTCCGCCGTTATCTTCCATAACAGCGTCGGGGTCCGGTGCTTGGTAGTCTTCAACCGGACCATACATGCGTTCCCAATTAGATAGAGCTTCTGCATAATTAGCCCGACCAAAGCTTCCGGTAGAGTACTGATCCGATCTTGGCGGTTCGGGGGGTTGCTCAGACGGAGTGCCGGGGCGACCGTAACGAACGCTCATAAAAGGCATTGAACCCGGCATAACCTGCGGCTTGTAGATAGGCATCTGGTATTCGCCCTCAACCGCGTCAGCAAAGGGGTCACCCGTGGCCTGAATAGGCAGGTCACGAGTCGTTGCATACCCTTCCGTCTGCGGTGTGATTTGATCCGAAATGTCAAAATCAACGACCGCATCAGACAACATCCCCGGCGCTGGTGCTGTCGGCACGGCGTATGGGTCACGGGGTTGAGAACTTGTTAAACCACGCTCGAAGTCTTCTACGCTTACGAACTGGTTGGGATCAACATTTTCTGGTGGGGAAGCACTCATCACCGGCCTTCCAAGACGATCTTTACCATACGTAAACACAAAGTTAGAATCGTCCACCTCTTCATCAAAATTGCCGGGGGTTGGTCCCACAGAAAGCGGGGTGGTAAACATAGGTTGCGTGGGCACCGTCACCGCAGTTTGCGCCGGAGGCGTGTATACCGAGGGCGGTAAAGCAGCTTCAGGAGGCAACGCAGGTGCGGTGCTGAACACGGGCTGCGGAAATTGCACCGGGTCAACGACAGGAGCCGCAGGAAAGCCCTCAAGCTCCGGATCACCACCTTGGTTCATCTGTACAGGCATTGTTCCACGTGGAACATTTCCGGCACCCGCCAAGGGTCCCGAGGCGTTGTATTTGTTCAAAAGGTTGGTTAGACCTTGGGTTACTCTAGGTTTCATATTGTTCACCATACCACCGTTAGCGAATCCACTAAACGGATCTCGTGCGCGATTAATTTGAATGGAATTATCCGGACTCAAGGGATTACCTTTTGCCAGACGTTGCCGCGACTTATCAAAAACCGTAAGTATTTCATTTTCCTCGGGGATCTTCATTTTTGTGGTGCTACGCAACATTGTTGCCCCCGTGGGGTTGAGGTCCTTGAAAGACAAAATCCTAGCACCGGGAGCACCAGCGTCCTTAGCGGCGTTTAGTAAAGACTCTTCGCTCAGTATGGAAAGTCCGTCCGGATGATATTGCTCAAGAAGTTCGTCCGAAATTCTGTACTTCTCACCCCCTTCCCTTGCGATAGAAACAAACTCATTGGGGTATGTGTTCGGATCAAAATCAACCGCTACCTCAAAATCAGTCCCCTGAATACCAAAAAAAGTTGTTTTACTAGGAAATGAAACAAGGACCGGCCCACCTTCATCCAGATCCCCGTAACGCATACCACCGTAGTCAATCTCAGCAAAACCTCTGGTATCAATACGCATCGGTATCACGGTGCCTAAATCACCTAGCCCACCTGCTCCGTAAGTCATCGCCTCCGCAGGACTCTCCGACATAAAAAAAGCCGGTTCCTCGGTGTCCATATGAACACCACCGTCTTTCATAATTTTATCAGCCGCCCCGCGAGTACCGTGAAACGCGTATTCGTTTGCCCGATAAAAATCATCGCGCGGAAGAAAGTTCCCTGCTGAGTCTCTAGTAATGACGCTATCGGGAAGATTTGGCTCATTTTCCTCCAAATCGATTTCGTGCTGTAACCGATACATTTCACGCCCAGCTTTCTCTCTCTCCGCTCTGAGCCGTTCCGCAGTAGATTTTGTCAAAGGCTTGCTGGTGTTCTCAAAAAGCTGCGAATTACGGTTGTCGTATATGCTGCGCTGTTGCTGTAGCTTTGCTCTTTTTGCATCTAGGTCGCCATTACTGGGAGGGTCCATCGAAAAAGATGGCTGGCCTTTTCGACCCTCGGCTAGCGAATAAACAAGCCCACCTTCCGGTAGCACCATCCCTTGCGTGACTTCAGGGTCGAGGGTTTGCATTCCTGCGGGAGTGACTTTGTCAGTAAACGGTCTTAACTCACCAGACGGATGGCGTAGATACTCGCCTTCTTCAATGCCTTCAAACCTTCTTTGCACGTTACGTGCTTCGACTTCACCCGGATTACCGGCATACATCTCGTATGATCGACTGCTTATTTCCTCTATCTGTTCTTTTTCTTTGAGTATTGGTCGTAGCTTTTGTATCTGTTCGTCAAAAGCGTTACCGATTCTTTCGGCGACTTTTTCTGAGTTTTTGACTCCGGCTTTTTTAAGCTCATCAGCCAAATAAATCATTTCCCGGTCAGAACCCCCATATCGAAAAGCCTGACCCCTATATTCTGCTTCAACGTCTGCAATTTCGTCTTCCGATGCCCCAAGATCTCGCAGTTGTTGTTGACGACGTGTAATAGCGTCTTCGAGTTCACGCCGGGATCTCTCTCCGACAGTAAGCTCCCCCGCAGCAAGCTGTTCCTCCTCTTCTGCACGCGCTCTGAGGTAACCGATGGTTGCGCGTTTTACAAACCGGACTCTTTCCTCGTCTGCGCCTGCTAATCCCGTCTGAGTGCGCGGCGGCAATGTCGGCGAAGACAACCCAAATATTTTCCCAAAAAGCCCTGTTTTTGGTTTTTTCGATGCGGAGTCACCAAGGGTTACCACCAGATTGTCTAAACTATCCCCAATTTCCTTGTCTACCTCTTTACGGGCATTTTGGTTTTTAGTTTGTCTTTCCGCAAAGCCCGTAGGTTCAAACATCCGGGTGTTGGCACCGCCGTACAAGCCTTCGATGTCTTGCACCGCATGCTGCATCTCGTGCAGTAAAGTGCTCATCATTTCTTTGCGACCTTCTGCCGTATTCGGCACGGACGCGAGAGAAATCTCTTTCGTGTCGGGGTTGTAAGCACCTTTAAGAAAGAGTGCCAAAGAGGGGGTTGGTTTTATTTGTATCGAGCGTAACTGAGGGTATTCGTCAAAAAGTTCCGGAAAATCAACGATTTGCTCTAATACAGGGGCTGGGAATTTTGTCAAACCATCCTTACCAACCTTAGAATCCAATTTCGTAAAGCCGTGTTTATTTAATTGTGTTTCGTCTAGATCAGAAAACCCCGGCACGTGTATGTATTCTTTATCGTTATATCTGTTTATGCGTATACGAAGACCTTGCATCGCCTCAAGACGCTGTTGATCTCTAGTCTCCGGGTCTAATAACTTACCCAACTCGACATCGGGGTCCTCCGTCTCGCGAAACACCCCCCGAAACGCAACGTTAGCGGTCGGTATTTCATAGCGAACCTTGCCATCCAAGCTGGAACGGTATGCCTTATACGTGTTAGCGCCGTCTTGTCTTTCCCACCCTTCCGAAGGATCAAGACCGGATTCCTCCAACATAGCAACAGTATCTTCCGCTTGCTTACCAGATTTGCCGCTACCGCTACCAAAAATACCAAAGCTAGCTCTGGGCACGTCGCTTACAGCGCGACCAACAGCCAAAGGCGTCGTTGCCGATAAGAAGGCGTCATAGGGGTTACCTGTCATGCCCGTATCTGGGTCAATAACCCGCTCGCCACGCAAACTGGCAATGCCTGAAAGCTTTGCCTGATCCGTCAACATTTGCGGGACACCCTGCAATGTTTCTATTGCCTGCGCCCTTGCCTTCGGAGATGTGATCAAATCCCCAGCAAAATCAACGGCTTGCGAAAAACCACGGGCCAAGGGCATGTTTGCTCGGGCCTCTGCGCCAGTGGAGGGTTCTTCTGGACGCATAAACACGCCGGGCCTGATCGTCTCATCGGCACGCGATTCAAACTCATTGGTAATCGGGTTGAAAAACTCAGTGGCCGCGCCTAGCTTAGTCTCCGCAGGCATGACCACTTCACGACGACTTGTGTCAAACAAGTCCGCAGCGCCGCGAGCCAGAGCCGTGGGCAGCCCAACGCGGTCAGTTTCCATAGAAGCAGGGTAAGCTTGTATCGCGTCACCAGTAGCCAGCAATTCCCGCATTTCAGGATCAAAGATATATTCTTGTTGATCTTCCGGAACCGGAATTAGCTTGCCGTACTCGTACTCGCGTTCAGCCATAGTATGCACCCGCCCTTATATTCATAGACCCTTCGTCGTCTTCCCAATCATCACTAGGCAACTGAACAAAGTTACCCTGACGATAGCGCATCAGCGCCTGCGTGGTGCTGTCCACCAAGTCATCGTGAGTCCCGTTAGGAAAAGCAGCGCATTCTTCCACCACTTCTTGCGCCCATGACTCATCTGGTGCCCAAATCATACCAGCTTCAAATAGCGGAGATATACTGTGTACCCTAGAAAGCTTGTCATTTCCACGGCTAGGCGTGAAATTTACCACCGGAATGCCCAATTGACGCAATTCCTGAGTCAGAGGGGTCCCTGACGCCTTCGCTTCCACAATAACCGTCTCTGGTTCCCAATATTTGTACTGATCTAACGCAACTTCCTTCAATTCTGGGAAATCCCAGCGCCCTTTCTTCGCATCCAGCAGTATTAAGTGAGCAGGACCACCAATTTCCTCGGGATAAAACACGCCCCACGTCGTAATCGCACTGTAGTCAGCCGTTTCTCGCTTACTAAACGCCGTATCGTAGCTCTGAATCACGTAATGAAGGTTCGGAATGTGGTCTTTTTCCCAAACATTCCACCATTCACGCTTCAAAATAGCCAAAGTCTCAGAAGTCGGGTTCTGCTGGTACTGCGCATTCCACTGATACGACGGAATCGACGCCTTAACCGACTCCAACTCTTCTTTTTTCCAGAATTCAGGCCAACATGGCTCCCCAGACTCGAAAATTGCAGGTAATTCAAGGACTTCCCACTGGTCTGCATGGGGGTCTTTAGTCATTTGACGCACCAAATTGCCCGTCATGTCCTTCTCAGACCACCGAGTCTGAACCAAAACAATGGCTCCGCCCGGCTGGAGACGTTGCCGGGGACCCGCCGTGTACCATTCCCACGCATTCTCAAACCCACTCGCCGACATCGCCGTCTGCTCCGAGTGCGGATCGTCAATAATGATCAAATCGCCACCACGACCCGCCAAGTTCGACCCAACACCCACCGCGTAATACATACCGCCAGACTTTGTATCCCACCGGCCAGACGCCTTACTGTCCGCAGATAGCTTCGTATCGTCAAAAATCTCCTTGTACTCGTCCGTTTCCAGCAGATTCTTCACCTTACGACCAAAATTCACCGCCAATTCAGTCGTGTGCGTAGCCTGTATGATCTTCATCGACGGATTACGGCCAATCATCCACGCCGGAAACAAATAAGAAGCAAACTCACTCTTCGTATGACGCGGCGGCATGTTGATAATCAAACGCTTCAACTTCCCAGAAGCAATCTGCTCCATCTTCTCCGCGATCAAATGGTGATGCCTACCCGCAATGAACTCCGGCCACATAGATCGTACAAATGGTAAAAATTCATTCTGACAAGTTTCTACCTTCTCCAATTGCTTCAAACGAAGCTCTAAGCGAAGTTTCTGAATATCCGCATCTGTCTGAGTGTCAAGATTCAAGGGGGACCCTATAGTTTTCTATGGTGGTAAGTAACTCTGCCCAGTTAATAGGCTTGGTGAATGATCCGTGGGCCACGGCCCGTAGACCGTCTTCAAAGACTTCTATCGCTTGATCCGCCCGGTACAAGTACACAGTGTCATCCTTTTTGACCGCGATCCACGAGTTAGCGCCCCTGTGCCGCGTAGCAAAAGACACCTGATGCGGACTAAGCAGCACCTTGTTACCTTTCGCGACCTTTAGCTCCAACAAGTGAAAGTTCTTCTGACGGTCGAGCAACAATAGATCCGGTACGCCGGGCGTGCTGCTGTTCTCAATCCGCGTGCAAACTACATCAGTGTTGGATAGCCCCGTCTTGACTTGCTTCCAAAAGCTCGACTCTGTCTGGTTCGACATCTATCACCTTCTCGCCAAGTTGGCGTTTTAGCTCATCCAAAGCTTTTTTGACCTCGGCTTTGCTCATCTGATCAATAGATCCATGGCGAACCTCAGACTTACTGACGTAAATGTCACCCTGCGCTAGGCCACGAGCTTTCTCTGCTTGAACAGCAGCGGAGTATGCGCCCGCAGCGATAGCTTCATCGCGTATGTGCTGCAAGTCGCGTATGTGCCTTGCGTAGCTGACCTCGTACTTTTCAGCAAGTTCTGCTCTCCGCGCTTTGAGGGCTTTTACCACGTGGGGTGATTTTCTAGGGTTGAGCATTTCATACGCACGCGTATGCGCCCCGCTGACACTAAACCCGGCTTCGACGGCCAGATTTCGTAGCGTGTCTTGTCCCTCGCGTGTGGCGACCAGTTCAACAAACTTGAGTTGCTTACCGGTTAGCCTTGTGTCTTCAGAGAGCTTCGGCCTGCCTCGCGTCTCTACTTTTTTCTCCACTTTTGCCATGCGCGTAATCCCATAAATGCGGCTTATTTTTGCGAAATATAGCACTTTTTTTATTCAGTTAAAGCCATTTGTTTCAGGAGTGGGTTGTTTGCGTGAAACCTGCACAAGTACGCGGCTGGCTGCGCGTGCCCACGGCGCGCGGCGCGCGAAGCGCGGGCGGCGTCTTTTGCTGCGCGGGTAACCTTTATTGATCGGGGGACCCTAGGCCATGGCGCGCGGATCGCGGATCGCGGATCGGCGGCGGCGGCGGGTGGAAGTCAAAAAGGAACTTCCAAACCGGCGGCGGGGAACTTCCACGGGAAAACAAACCGACGAAAGTTTAGCGCGGTTCGCGGATCGAGGGTCGCGGATCGGGGCCGATCAGTACCGGATCGAGGGTCGCGGCGCGGGGATCGCGGGGCGCGGTACGTTTCAACCGGCGGGCGGGAGGCGAGGCCGACAAGATTACACTCGAAAAAAAGACACAAAAAACCCCGCGCTCGGCGGGGTTGATCGGATCGGGTTTATCGATCAGACGTGAAAGGTAAAAGATCCGCCCTCGATCACTTCACGGACCATGTCGCGGGTTCGGTCTTCGTCCGGTTCGCTAGAATGCTCGGCGACCGCGTCGGAAAAATTGTAATGATCGGTCGGGTCGTAATTATCCAACTCGGTTTCGACTAGGGATTGCACGCGGTCTTCGATCAATCCAAACAACGCGCTGGCTAGTTGGTCTTCGCGGCTAGCGACGGTCGCCATGGCGGCGGCCATATGATCGACTTTCTGGGTAAGCTTTCGGATTTCGTTAGCGGCGGCTTTCATATCCGCGCCGGTCGCGTCCATTCCGGACTCGATCTGATCGGCGGCGAGCCGGTCGAGATACTCCGCCATGGTTTCACGCGTGGCCGGTTGGTTTTGGTTTTCGATATTCATATGTCTTTGCTCCAATAATGCGCCATCGGTTTGTGGCGTTCGCGGAGTATAAGACTATTCCCACAAATAAAAAACCCCGCGCTTGGCGGGGTTGATCGGGTCGGGGAAACGCCTTAATTAGGCGTGGAATGATTAATGGTGCCGGTCCCGTCCGGACCAATGGTTATAAACGCATGCGGCGCGAAAGCATTCGCGATTACGTGGGCGCTACCGTCCTCCAAAGAAGTTAGGGCGTAACAATCCCTCAATATCCAATCGCGAAAGCCACGGTTTTTGAAATCGGGGTGATCGGTATACGAGACGCGTTGCTCCCATACCCGTCGCAGGGCGCTTTGTTGTTCGTCCGTAAACTGGCCGAGCTTTTCGACAATGTCTTGAGTCATTACAGTATCCCCACAGTAAAAACGTCGTCGCCGTTGGTAAGCGTGCCCGCGCCGGTGATCGGCACGCACCACCCGAGCGAATCGATCAGGGTTTGCGCCAGATCGCGGGACTGCGGGAACATGTCCCGATCAGAGTTAAACGGCTGAACCATGGCCGCGCCATGAGTCCAAGCTTTAAGGCGTGCGCCTTTCGTATCGGTCGGGTTTAGGTAGCGAACCTGTATAGCTTGCATTTTCACATTCTCCAAATGTTGCGCCGGTATGGCGTGATCCGATTATAAGACTATTCGCATGCATAAAAAAACCCCGCGCTGGGCG